TGCCTTCTCAGCTTTGATGTCATCCATCTTGCCAAGCACCTTTGTGCGGACTGGGCCATCAGGTGGAAACATTTCTTTGATCGCTTTAGCCGCGAAGTCCACACAGCCCTCAGCCATCGCGGGGTGTACGACCTTGGATGCACCCATGAAGGTAGCACCACCGGGAGCATCGTTGCCCATACCCGTGCGCTTGATACCCTCTTCGTACTGCTTGTCTCTTTGCTCACGCGCTGACTTGTCGGTCTTGAGCAAATCGGTGTAGCGCATAGCCAACTTAGACAAATCATACTCATCATATGATTCAGACATGTTGGAGTAGAAGTCTGGATTCTCTTCAGGGCCGTCATTAGGCATCGTGACAACAGCCGAACCGTCAGGCATCTCTTCAATGTCAGCCAAATCGTCACGCAAGTCTACGTCAGCACTGCCATCTTCATTCTCAGTGATCATGGGATCTTGGGTAGGGTCAAGTTCGTCCATCATTTGGCTTTCTTGTTACGTGTCAGTTCTAACAACATGGTGTCCATGTCTTTGTTCATTGTAACTTTACGTTTGTGATCCGACAAACCGTGCTTTTCAACTGGTTCATAGTCATCACCACGCATAGCTAAGTGACGTTGAGCAACTACGTTTTGCTCAGGAAACGCATGAAAATCATCATCGCTAAAACCAATGTGGCGACCACCAACACTGCCGCCCATTGCATAAGCTTTTGGCTTGGGGTGAAACTTGAGTACTTGTGGCGCGGCGTACTCTTTGCCTTTTGCTTTGGCTTGATCTTCAGGTTTGTCAATTACATATTCACCATTGTTCTTTAAAGCATGTTCAATGTGACCTTCGTTGACATTGTGAGTGAACTTTGTTTGGTGACCAATGTTACTGGTTGACTCGGTAGGTGTGGTCATCAAGATATGACCAGCTTCTTTGCCGTTTTTGGTTTTGTAGCGATTCTTTGGCAAGAACGCTGTGTCCATAAAACGTGAATCCGTTGGGATCATGTGCGGAGTACCGTCATCATTCTTACCCACTTGCACTAAACGTGGGTGCAAGATGTGTTGCTTCTGGTAGTCGTAGCGCAGACCTTCGTGGGTAGTGTGACCATAGTGCGCTTTTTCAGGCGTCGTTGGCTTTCCATTACCGCCAAAGTGACCTTCTGGCCCTTCTTCACGCTCTTCAGAGGTTAGATCCTTTTCAGGACGTCCTGTTGTCCAATACTTAGCATGAGTTATTGCCTTTTCCATGCTCTTAGCCATAGGTGAACCACGCTTAACGTCCGTCACCATGTACGAACCCTTAGGCGGTGTCTTGTTACCTTGCTCGTTCTTGAAGTCGCCTTGGTTGTCAGCCGCCATCACAGTGTTACGCACACGCGCTTTATCGCGCCCAATGTTCTCGGTAACTTCTCTACCATTTTTGACTTTAGGGCCAACGTTTGATTGCGTTATGTGGTAACCATTCTCAGGATCATGCAACTCATTAGTCTTACCGTAGGAGTTGGCAATGATTGGTGGCTTGTCGTCTACCTTACGTTGTTCATTCAAATGTCGAATGATGTGACGCGAAGACAAATCAGTCTCATCTACCACATTAGGACGGAACAACATACGCTTGTTTTGCTTGTCCGCTTTGTTTGCGGCGTTACGCATTGAGCCAGTGTGAGCAATAACCCAGTCTTTTGTCATAGCAGGGTCGTGCTTGGCAATTGCATGACCTGCGCGACGACTCACGGCGGCGGCGTACTGCGACTCAGCATTAGGTGCAAAGCATGTACCTTCCTTGGTGTCTACGATACCCTCTGCACTCATACCACCACCACAGCCCTCAGTCTGACCGGGGCAAGTGTTGATCACCTTGTAATCCATGTCTTTACCATGACCCTTCGGATACAACGCATGACCTGCAATACCCTTAGACGCATAGCCAACGTGGGAGCGACCTTCTTCGTCGTGCTCGTGCTCTACAGTATCTAGCTTCTCTGACTCGTCCAACGTGTCTCTGTTGTGCTTAATAAACTTAGCGGCGCGGATTTTATTTAAAGCTTCGTCCTCTGCTTTCTTTTGCTCGTCAAGTGGCTTTGCAAAGTGCTCTGCCAATGTTTGCTTGTGGATTTTTGCCATCTGACCAAGGTTCAAAGGGTCGCGGTGCTCTTCACCATAAACCTTTGCCCGTGCAGTCATCATGTTTTTTAAACCTTCAGCGCCTGCTTTGGGGTTGCCCTCAATCAAATGCTTAGGCACCACAATACCCTTAACGCCACCTGCGCCCGGAGCCGCAACCGTAACGCGCTTCTCCTTAGACGTATCCTTGTTAGAAGCTAACTCAGCCTTCATTTCGTCAATAGACTTGGCGCTACCACCCTTAGCCAAGCCTTGGGGCTTCATAGCCGCCATTTGCTGTCCTTGGGGGGTCATGTTTAAGATATTGCTTGCACCTTGTGGTGGTGGCACGCCATCCATTTTAGGCAAACCGTCCAAAGGTGGCTTGTCACCCATAGGTACCTGATCCATGCCTTGTTGCTGACCTGCTTGGCTTGGCATCAATTGGTGACCCGATTGCATCCTACTCATGTCAATTCCACCAACAGGTAAATCGCCCTGAGACGTGTCAACTCCACCTACAGGCATCTGACCATTGTCAGGACGTCCAATAGGCGGTACGTAGGCTTTAATCCCCATGCTAGGGGCTTCGTTAGCACCAATGGATTGAAGCTGATTTAACCCAAGATTTCTGTTCATCATCTGGGCTTTGATTAGTTCGATAGGTAACACAGCGCCTCCTTCGGCTTTATGGACAACACCACCACGCATGTATTGTGGCAGTCCTTCTTTCAAAATGCTTGTGCGCATCTGGTCATTGATGGGGAAATGGTGAAGAGCAATTGGTTTACCAACCATTTGCTGTTTTAGTTGTTCTTTTTCTTCTTCTGGCTTTATGTTCCAACGAAGAATCCCAATTCCATGATGCGTTCTGACATCTTCATCAGTTGGGTTTTTTTCAGTGATGTTTGTTTGTCCAACTTGAGCGCCATATGGCTTACCAAGCTTGTTCAGGTATGACGGAATCATCTTATCGTAGAAGCCCTTCATGCCTTCGCCACCGACAACTAAACCTTCACCAGATATTTGTCCACGTTCACCACCCATAATGTTTTTTGCGTGTTCTTTACCAACAATATCAGATATGTTTTTACCTACAAAGTTTTCATGCTCCAGATTGCTGACGTTGTCAACAATACCTTCTGGTGTCAATCCAAATTGCATTGGTCTTCCAGTCTTCATGTCAATACGAACACTCTTGGATTTTTCCCCTGTCACGGCACTTGTTCTAGGGTAGTAGGATATTTCATCAACATGTTGTGCCAAACTGTAACGTTTTGCCTGCTCGTCACCGGGCGTGATCACCATGCCGTCATAGCCATTCTTAGCCGCGTGGTGCAACGCATGCTTGAGCGCCATCTCGTGCCATGACTTTTTGAGCGGGGCGTCAGGAACTTTGTCCGAAACTTCTATCATGGCATTTTGCAACTGCTCATATTTTGCAACTTCAGTTGGATCCATACCCTTAATCGTCGCATACATAGCCAAATTTTGATTTGGGTTTAATCCATATTTTTTTGCAAGTTCTTTTGAGTAAACTTCAAATTCATTATGCCTTTGCATTTCATTTGCAGTATCTCGGTAACCCTTGTCGCGTCCAGCTTGATGCCAGTCAGACTGCAACTCCTCAAGGTGCAACAGCTTCTCACCGTTCGGGCCTGTACGATCACTCATACGCAGATGCGCTAGCACATTGGGATCGTTACCCCAATGGCTTGACTGAAAGTCTTCTTGACCTTTTGCATTAAACGCCCTCATGTCGGCATCGTATTTGGCAGGATCTGAATACTTGCTTGCGTCTGGTCTGCCTCTCGGAAGCTTTAGCAATACCTCGCGGTAGTTCTTCCCACCGGGCAACTGGTACTTCTCATATTGAGCCGCTGTGTTTGTACGTCGTATCTCGCTAGGAATAAGGTTTTCTACCTGACTAAATTGTCTCTCGGTCAAGTCATCTGCGTTGACACCAAACATCTCTTGAGATACACGATTCCAAACTTCGTCTTCATCTTTTGGAGTGCTTTCGCCTTTGATCTTCTCTTCAAGCAGTGGCAACGAATGCTTCTTCAGATGCTCAAGGAACTCAGCCTTGGTCATCTTCCCTTCAGGTATAGGGATCTTGCGGTCAGCGATCTCCTCAGCCTTATAACCGGGTCGCTTTGATAACTCCGCCATGAACTCAGCACCAGTGCCTTTGTTGCGTGGCATCTCAAGAGCCGCCTTCTCTAGCGGTGAGTACAAGCCATGTCGATTGATCAACGCTTGACGCATCTGCTCTTGAGTCGGCTCCACCTTGCCACCTTCGGCTTTGTAATTCACATACTCTTCAGCTTTAAATTCTTCAGGGGCAATTAAGCTATTGACCATACCACCACTAGCTAAGCCAAACGACTTCTTGGCAAATGGTTCAGTGCGCGGTAAGTCAGCCATGCCAGCCTTGTTGTTGATGCGAGCTACCTCAGCATCAGTCAGCACCTTGTTGACCTTCATCGACCCACCGATCAACCAATTACCCGTCATGTTGGGGTTGGTCTTGTATCGATAGTGTCCACCCTTAGGGATCTGGTCTGTGATGTGCGCCTTCACTGGAACGACTTTACCTTGAGCATTGGTGCCACGGCGTGTCGCCTCAGCCTGCCAGTCCACATCATCAGGCATCTCCACCTCAGCCCATGCATGGTTAGCAGGGCGACGATCAGGTGCCGTAACGGATGGATCAGACTTCTCACCAATGTGGGTAGCCATAGGTAGATCACCAGCATGCCAACCGGGTCTATACGCCAGAGCACCAATCTTTGACTTGACCTTGCCGTCCTTCATGTCGCCCTCTTTGGCGTCCACCCACTTGTTCATTTCAACTGGGGTGTTGGCATCCACAAAGAGTGGGAACAATTTGCCGGGGTGATCCTTGTGCACACGGAACAGCTTGTACGCCTTGACGGTGCTCTTGGGTTCTTTGGCTACTGATCCACCTTTGGCTTTGTTCTGAGTCTCTTTTTCTTTGTACATACGCGCCAACTCCATTAGGTCATTGGCACTCAATGCGGCATTCGTTGGGGCTTTGTCAATCACTGCGTCTTTAAACCTTTCAGGCAACCTCTTCAGAGCCTGCTTAGAGATCTCTTCTGGTGCGCGTGGTACATACGGTGCTGGTGGTGGCAACGTGTACGTATACGGCTCGTCAAACCTTCTTTTATTGGGGACACGAATGCCCCAACCAATTGGTTGTTGAATTATTTGACCAGTTTGCTTCTCTGGTGCAAATATGGCTTTGGCTGTCTTTGCCGCTGAACTCAAGCCACGAGCAATAGGCGCGGCAAACGTCTCAGGGTAGCTTCCCTCAAGCCCTTGTTGCTTTTCCAAGTACTCACGGTACTTTGGGTTTGACATGTCGCGCTCTTCAAGCACACTGAAATACTCGTCAGTCGATCCACCTTTTGCCAGTGCTAGGCGCATCTGTTCTATTGTAGGTTTCACTGTTCCACCTCTTGCTTTGTTCGTTATGGCGGACTTGACCTGATGTGGTCGGAATGCCACGTAATACTGCTCGTCTGGGTTGTCTTCGTTTGGGTTTGTTACGTGTATGCCGTCGTAGCCGTGCTTTTGTAACGTCTCATGCATAGGCTTACCAGTGCCTAACTTGTCAAATATGTTGTTCATTTCATACTTGTCTTTGACGCGCAATGGATTCTTAATGTGTGCGTGAACAGGATAGACAGCGCCCCTCTGCTTACCATCCATGCCACTTGCAAATTGGTTTGCTGTTTCAGGGTGCGTAGTCATGTAAATACCGGGGCCAAAGTCACCGCCACCCCTGACTTCAAATTTCTTGATTACCTTATCCGTATATGGCGTACCGTGGTAGAGGCGAAGGGGGCGAACTGCTCCGCCTGTTGCTTTGTGTATCACCTGACGCGACACGATGCCGTGACCGACGTCGCGCTCCTCTTCGTACCGCACAGGGTCGTGCATAGGGTACAAGTGCTTGGTCGGTGTGTTGATGTCAAACCTCGATCCCTTGGGGACTCTATGCTCGTCTTCCATCGCACGGAACTGCCTCTGGTTCACCACCTTAGGTTCGCCCACTGTCACCTCACCAATAGCCTTAGCCTTGCCTTCACCAGTGCGGACAATCGCCACACGTTTACCGACGTAGGGGCGCAGTGTGTCGCTGTTGCGTGACTCAAGGGTCTTATGCCCATCGACGATCATGTCAGCGTACCTCAGCCCTGCCTTGGTATCGCTCGCTACATTGATGCCCATAGGGGGCTTGCTTGGGGTCATGGAATGTCCTTCATGAGTGCCACGTATTATGCCTTCACCATCATGGCACGTCCACAACTTATGCGTTGTAAGTTTGGTGTCAGGTGGAGTATATTCCACTTAGACGGCATATGGGTTCACCTTGGCGTTGGCTCGTTTGTTGTACTCGTCTGCATCATAGATGTCGTCCTCGTCGTAGTCGTCGCGTGGTGGGGCGTCGATGCTGATCCACCCAGCGTCACGGAGGTACCGCAAGCCCTGTGAGATGCAGTCAACAAACTCGTCATGCACCGTACCCTCAGGAAAGCTACAGATCTGGCTCACCATGCCTTCTGCCCAGTCCCTCACGAATCCCTTGCGCTGACCGCTCTCAGGCACCCACACACGCCCTGCGCGGATGATGTTGGACACGATGCTTAGGCGCTGGGTCTTGTCTGCTCTGCCGGGGTTGTATCCAATTACTGGCAAGTGCGCACGTTGCAAGTCTTGGATCAGTGATATGCCAGCGGCTTTGTCCTCCACCAGAAGTAGGTCAACGCGCTTCTTCTCTTTGCCCTCACCGTACACCGACTCAAACTCGTCAATGATCTTGGGGCGAAGGTCAGGGTAGGTCAGCTTCTCTTGCCAGCAGTCGATCACCATCACGCACATGCCGCCGTCCATTGGCTTGAATGCGCCCAGTGTGATGCACCCAGTGGGATCGTTGGCGGCTCCATCCTTATAGCCACAGTCGTAGCTTTGGATAATGAACTCGAACTTGGGGAAGGGCTTGTTGTTAGGCCACAGCTTGAACCAGTCCCTTTGGACGATGCCGCCCTCTTCAGGGTCAATGATCTCAGCGTGGATTTCTTGCCGACCTAAGTTTGTACCTTCGTATTGCAAGATCTGCTTCTGAAAGGATGGCGCCAGATTCTTCATGTTGCTGTACGTGCTGGCGCGTGTGATCACCACATCATCACCCTCGCGCTCGATCAACTCCATGATGACCTCTTTAGGCTTAGGCGTGGTGGAGCATATGAGCTTAGTGCGTGTACCCAGACGGATGCCGAACTGGATCATGTCCCATGACTCGCGGAGGTACTCCCATGCCGCTAGCTCATCTAGCCACCCACCGTGGAACTGTGGCCCCCTGAAGCGCTCTGGCTCGGACGCAGGGATGCCCTTGATGAAGCTCCCATTGATCAGGTGGATCTCGTGCAGACTGGAGTTGTACTTGGCTATCAACTGTGGGGGGATCACGGATATAAGCCCTGAGTCACCCTCGAAGCATGTACCCTTCAAGTCGCCACTTGTAGGGGCTGAGACAAGCCATCGTGTGTTGGGTTGCTCCCATGCCCACCCTGCTAGCGTTTCGGCACTGGCGCGTGTTTTGCCTGCTCCACGACCCGCGAGCATGAGCCACACATTCCACCAATCACCCACTGGCTCAATCTGGTGCTTATGCGCTTGTACAGCGTTCCACTTCAACTGCCAATTGACGACGACCTGCTCTATCGGATGTAGTTCAGCGTATTCCTTCTTAATACTGGGATCAGCCAGTACTGCATCCAATGCGCTCATTCGGCTAGGCGTTGCATCTTAATCGACTTGAGCAACTCACCAAACACGCTCACGTTATGCTCGATCACCAATGGCTTGTTGTCGTCACCCACATGCTCTTGACGCGCCAACTTGGGTATGTGGTACTCCACTACCGACTGGAACATGTCAAACGCCTTGGCTGGGTTCGGCGGCACCACGTACTCATGACCAACAGGGTTACCCTGCTCATCCATCACTTCAACCTTCACACCTTCAGCAACTTGGTCGAGCCATCCAGTGAGCCTGTGAGCGTTTTGATCAACGAATAGGGCTATGGCTTGCCTTGCCTCAGTTGTCGCCTTGTTGGGGCTTCCTGCTGGCCTTCCTGCACCCTTATTAGCTGTTGCCATAGTCATCTCCAATAAAATCGAATTGTTTATTGTACATGTTAGTGGTTACCAACCAACTCGTCCACCTGATGCCTTACGGATAACCTTCTTAGGTTTATCTTCCTTCTCTTTGACTTCAATGTCATCTGGTTGGAGCTTGTGTTTATCCAACACCTTCCATAGAGAGTTGTTCAGGATCTCGTCTTCGTGGGTGTTTGGGCTGATTTGTTTGTAGCCTTCATAGGCTTCGCGCACGTCGTCGCCATGCACGGTCACCGTGTCGAGGTGCCTACCGTCTTTGTGGGTGACATCCCATGCACGGTCTTTGAA